GGGTGTACCCGCACTTACGGTTGCGCTTGCGCCTGATCCAGAAGTTACACAAGGAACAACTACATTTTGAAAATTAGACCAATCAGCCGTAGTATATGCCGTAGCAATACACGCTTGCTTGTTTGAATCATAACACACATCTACATGAGCACCACCGGAAGCATCTGTGTAGATTGTTGTTTGTGTATTAAATACGGCTGAACCTGTTGAAACATCAATAGTCTGTGCGGAAAAATGAGTGCCAACGCCGTCGTGACTTGCGATAACACACAATCCAGAACTCGGATCAAAAGCCATAGCGGTGTTCATTGCAGAAATAGCGTTCGTTCCATTCTGTACCGCAGCTCCTGTGACCGATAGACTACTGGTGGAAACTACGGTTATAACAGAACTTCGTTGGTAGTTATTACCACTACCTTGTATCCCATATAAAGCCACAACTTTGTTATTAGTCGTATCGTATACAATAGCACCAGAAGTAGCTGTGGCAGCCGCACTTTGTATAATTAGTGGCGATCCTAAACTAACGCTAGAACCAGAAACAACAAGAGGGACTATAGCCGGATAATCTGTATAACTTGCATCTTGGCTTCTAAAAAATAAAAGGGGAAAGCCGTTATCTTCATCATAACAAAGATTACAATTTAAGTTTGCATTACCGTAGGTTGCGCCCGAAAGAGTTACAGGTGTTCCCCAAGTGATACTGCTGGCTCCCACTTCACCTGCTACTACCAACACCCTGTCAGCACCCCCAGAAATACGAGCATTTATAGCCGCTATAACTCTGTCTGCGGTAGGATCATAAATAATGTCACGAGCCATAGCCCCAAAATCAACATAAGTAGACTCATTACCTAAAGGATCAGAAGTGCTTCCTATTGACTCGGCAATACTACTAATCGCACTCACTGTCCCATCGCTATTAAGAACTACTGGAGCTTTTGAAGATATTCCACTACCACTGTCAGTAAAGGTCAGTTGTTTGGCTGCGGCTCCTGCGGGGAGTAGATCAGATAAATTGCTCACGATTGATACTCCAAATTAATTGCGGTGGCTGACAGGGCTTTACCCGCTTTTACATCACTGCTGACAGTCGTTATCGTCCCGTCATTCTGAACATAATAATCGCTTGCGGGAGTCAACGAACTCAAACCTGTCGAGGCTATGCCGCCTTTTATTGTTATGTTTCCAGTAGCTGCGCTACTAATAGCTGCGTCTGATATGCCGAGGAAGTTTGTTGATGTGAGGTTGGTAGTCTCTACTTTAAATGTTTTTGCATAGCCTTCATCTGTTCCATCATAATTGTAATATGCCATAACAAACTGGGAAGTATCAGGGTCGTAAACCACCCCCTGTTGTTGAGCAATTAAAGTGCTATTCACAATCTCCAAAAGAGTAGAATCAATTGTAAGCGTAGTTCCTGAAACGGTAGCTTTTTGTGCGTAAGTTCCTAGATTATTACTTGTCCAAGAGCAAACTGTAACTGCCGCTGTCGGATCGTAGTCAGTGTATTGCATATCAGGCCACTGAGAGTTTGCCGCTGATTGCGTAACCTTTGTTCCAAAGGTTGCACTGCTACTACTGTCGATTGTTACTACTTGGTAAGACAGATAGTTACTATTGTCTGCATCATAGACGGTTATGACACACTTGTTATTGACCGTATCATATCCAATATCGCCTCCCCCAAAACCAGAACTAGACCAAGCACTATTTGTTAATAGTGTTCCTGTTGGCGTTGCCCCTGAACAATCAACTAGACTGAGGTATCCAACAACAGATGGGCCACGATAACTAAGCAAAACTACCCCCTGATCTGGGTCATGCACACCACGAAGGGCTATGAAAGAATTATCAACATTATCTGTGCCAGAAAAGTTGTAAGCACTAGAAGCAGAAGGGGCATAGGAGACATCGACAGATATTGCAAAACACTGCCCTTTGCTTGAACTATCCCGACAAAACAACAAAGTTTTATTATTTGTAGAATCAAAAACTGCTTTAACAAGCCCATACGTTGCAGAGGAAACAACTAACGCCGAACCAGAGTTTACCGTAATAACCGTTCCGGAAACTGTGCCTGTATAACATTTTAAATTAGAATGTTCTTGGCATACCACCACAAAACAATTTCGTAAAGAATCAAAAACAATATCGTAAGTATCTGTGTTTGCGGGGAACCCAACGGCTACGACTGCCCCAAAAGTAAAATTGGTTCCACTTAGAGTAGCGGCTATGACAGAAAGAGCGTTGCTGTTATTCGCATCTTTAAACGCGATTATGAATACATCATTTGTAGTGTCGTAGCAAACGCTTTGTGGACCACCCCCACCATATGCTGTAGTGGGAGTGAATTGGTCGGGCGAACCAACACTTGATGCAGAACCACTCACCTCACTCACAGTTCCATCACTATTCAAGACAACAGGCTTACCAGAAGAGGTGACATTACCGCTTGCCGTGAAACTTACTTGCTTCCCCGCTCCCGCAGGAAAAAGATCGCTTAGATTCGTCATCCTGTGTAATCCTTGATGTTAATTTGTGTGGCTGTAATTGCTTTGCCAATAAGATGGTCCGTTGTAAAAGAAGTGGCAGTTGTCGCGTATTGATAAACAGAATCATTTTGGTTTCCAACAATAAAGAGTTTCGTTCCGTCAGAATTAAACGCCATCCCCATTGGAGAGGTATCTTGAGAAGCAAGAGAAGAACCTGTTGAAGTATAGGAGGCTGTAGATACATCAAATCCACTGGTGAGGGTGTATTGAATAAGAGCATCAGTGTCATCTCCTACGATCCACATTGTCGTTCCGTCAGAATTAAATAATAAATCCTGCGGGTTAGTCTCTTCACTTGCTATGCTAAAAAGATCGACAAAAGAAGCAGTAGATACGTCGTATGCACTGGACAAAGCGTACTCATTAACATCATCTCCACCAATCCCTGTAATAAGCATTACAGTTCCGTCACTGTTAAAAGCTACTCCGCGAACATCTGCTTCTTGAGATGCAACATTAAAATTATGAGTATAGGATGCTGAAGAGACATCAAAAGCTGAACTTAATGCGTACTGGAGAATGGTAGAGTTATAAGCCTCCGCTACAAACATTATTGTTCCATCAGGTTTAAAAGCAATACCGGAGGGGGCTGTTGATTGACTAGCGACACTAAAGCTCTGTGTAAAAGAGGCAGTCGAAATATCAAACCCCGTGGATAAAGCATATTCGTGAATCGCGCTAGCGGAGTTTCCTACGACAAACATTTTTGTCCCATCGGTATTGAAAGCTAAACCTGTTGGGTGTGTATCTTGGGATGATACTGAAAATGCTTGGGTGTAAGTAAGTGCAGAAATATCGTAAGCGATGCTTGTCGATCCCGCCGCTATTGTGCCGTCTGTCTGAACATAGTAATCAGAGCCTATTGTCAAGCCTGTTTGCACCTCGTTCCTAGAACCCCAAGTATTGATCGTGCCTGTCGCTGTGTCGCTTATTGCGCCAGAGGCGATGCCTAAGAGGTTTGTTGAGGTGAGGTTTGTTTGGCTTGGTTGGTAACCATAACCTACTCCGTCACTATCGCCTTCATCGTCCACAGCAAGGTAAGTTCTATAAACGCTACCATAAACAGAAGGGCAAGTTGAATGCCAATTAGTGCCGTTAGTATTAACAGTAGTGGCATCACTCACAGTTACAGTTGTTCCAGAAATAGTTGTTTCTCGGACTTTAGCTTTATAACTGTCACTTGCGTCACCATACAACAATACACATTTTGACGCATAAGAATTGTAAGAAATATCATTGTGCCAACCCGCACCCGCACCGCCATAATCAGTTGCCGCTCCAAAACTAATATCAGTTCCCGAAACAGTACCCGCAATTACTTTAGGTGTACCAGTAAACGCATCAGTGTAAGCAATAATTGTTTTGTTGGCGGCTGCATCGTACGCACACCGAGTATAATCAATATAGTCCGTAAATTTTGTTTTTGTTCCGAAACTTATGGCTCCACTACTTGTTGTAGCAACTACACCATAACCTCCGTTTGATGCAAGTTTGTAACCAATAACGCATTTTTGAGCAGTAGAATCATAGCTAATCCCAAATTGATCCCCTACCTCTGCACTATCTATAACGTATTCCGTACCCCAACTCACACTTGTTCCACTTATGGTGGCGGCACACGCTGTAGCGTAACTACTATTCCCCTGATCGGTGTATACAACGATTACTTTTTGATCAGAAGCATCATAAGCGCATTGGCAGTATTGAGTAGGCGCAGCGTTAAAACTGGCAAGCGCACCAAAAGATATACTGGTTCCTGAAACTGTTCCTACGCACCCTTGTCCTAAACTACTTCCGTTGTTATCAAACACAACAACAATTTTGTGTTCGTTTTCATCCCATGCACAATCCGTATAATTGGTGCTTGCTGAGTTAAAAACTACGGGAGTTCCATACGAAACAAGGCCGTTGCCATAAATTTGAGCTACTACTGCTGTGCCATACCCTGAATTACCATTGTCTCGATAGGTCGTTATGACTACATTATCCGGTGCGCCCATAAAGCAAGTGCCAATATATAAGCTTCGTGCCGCCTCAAACTGATACTCACTACCCAAATCCGCAGCGGAACTACTTATCGGTGCAGCCTTCCCCGCCGCCGTGAGAATGACAGGCGCACCCGCGCTGATATTACCGTCAGCTACAAACTCTGTGTTGTTTTGACCGCCACCTGCGGGCAGCAGATCGGCTAAATTCGTCATTTATACGCTCCAACCAATGGTTCCATCGATGTAGGTCATTGTTATTTCAGCGAAGTTCTTGTCAAACGTCAGGTCAGTAGCTGAACTGGCAATGTTGCTACCGTTACGGGCTACCGCAAAACTTGTAGTTGCAGCGGCTCCGGTCCCATCCTTCACGATAACGAAGTCACCCGCCGACGGTGCTGCCGGTAAAGTAATCGTAATGCTACCTGCTGTCGCTACAATAAACTGCCCTGCTGTAGCGGCTAAGTTGACACCTGTCAAAGTAGGATCGGGTTGTCCACTCGGTGCAGAGGAAGCCCAAGCAGAACCTGTGCTTTTAAGTACGTTGCCTGAAGTACCGGGGGAAACAGTGCTGACAGCAGAGGTGTCGCTGCCTATCAAGACGGCATTGGCTGTAAGCGACGTTGCCCCTGTGCCACCGTTGGCTACCGGCAAAGTACCAGTGACTGCTGCCGCTAAATCCACATTGGCTAATGTACCGCCCAGTGTTAAATCACCCGAAGAGGTGACTGTACCACTCAAAGTCAAACCGTTGACCGTACCTGTACCGCCTACCGAAGTCACAGTGCCATCGCCCACATCTACAAATTGTAGAGCGTCGTTTACAGCACCCGTGGCTCCTGCACCGTCGGTATACAAGATAACCGCTTTACCCGTGGCAATCGTAACTTCGTTACCAGAGCCTTGCTTGATGTTAATCGACTGAGCACCGCTCGTAGCGTTCTCAACAATCCACATTTTAGAAACCGTATTAGGTGCTAATGTGACCGTGCGAGTAGTAGTTAAACTTACCGCTGATGTGATTTTAAGATAAAAGGCACGGGTTGAATCCGAAGACCCATCGGCCATAGTAAACGTCTCATTACTATCCGCAGACATTTGTTTTGTGCCATAACCCAATCCCTGACCAATTAACTCAAGGTTGGTGTTCGTTGAAGTACCCCAAGTACCGCTCTCATCACCCGTAGCGATCTCTTTGAGTCTTAAATTGTTTACATAAGTTGCCATTGTTTAGCCCTCACTAAGCTGCCATCGGAACCCAATTAGGTGTTTGTGACGGCTGAATTTCAATCCACATTGAAGTACCGCCCACGTGTCCCGTTGCCTGTACTCCCGTCAAATTCACTGTAATACTTGTACTTTGCGTTACTGTACCAACTTCTCCGGTAGCTGACACGCCTGTTACGCCAAAAATCGCCGGTATACTCGGCGTTACGGCGTTCACATAAGCGGTGGCTTCTACTCCGGTTAGCGTTACATTAGCTGTACCTGTAGTCGTAACGGACCCTACAGCCGTCGTGGCTTCGACGCCATCGACGTTGGCAGTGCCTTGCGCTATGGCAACCACTGAGCCTACAGCAGTTGTAGCCTCTGATCCGGCGCTAGAGTAACCCCAACCGGCATCACCCCAATCGCCTATTCCCCAACCATCCAACGGTATGGTAACGGGAATGCTTCCAACTGCCGTTCCTACACTGGTAGTAGCGGCCACACCTGTCAAATTGACAGTAACGTGAAATATCACGTTGACCAACACCGAACCAACGGCGGTGGTAGCCTCTACTCCTGTTAAAGTTACACTAGAATCACCTGCAAGTGTAACCTGACCAACACCTCCGGTAGCCTCTACTCCTGCGGAGGTTTGCCCCCAGCCATAGGTCGAAGAACCCCAACTGGAAACACCCCATCCTTCTAAGCGGATGGTTACGTCCGTAGCCACTAGGCAATCCTAATAAGCGCCGAACTTGAGTTAAACGTAGGCATTACAACTGCAAAATCACCTGCGCTTGACGATTTGTTTGATCCAAAATCTAAAACCACGACTGCCGGATCGCCTGAAGCTGTATCATTATAGATCAAAGCTCCTCGTGCCGTAATCGTAGAAGTAGACCACGTTTGATCACCAAACTCTGCATAAGCGGTCGTGCCACTAGTCAGAGGATCTACGTTAGTTAAATTTTTACCGGGCGCACTATAACCCGACCCAGATACTTCGTTCGACGAAGTATACGCGGTGGTGCTTGCATCCAAGGTAGCAGCGTCTGTATAGAGCGCCATCTTAAAAGTGTTACCTCCAGACAGAGATAAATTGTGTATACCCTGCATTAGCTCTTTTTTAAAGCTAGTACACATATAGTTTCCAGTAAAAGCCATGTCATAATCTCCTAATCAAGTCGGCTAGTTTGGGTTGTCCAGCATCGTTTAACGCATTATAAATTGTAGTTCTGTCACTTTGAATTGCTTCTTTAATGTAATGAGCAATGACCGACTCTATATTTCCTTTAAAAGCATGAGCCTGTTGTTGCAATATGGGGTTAGCTTGGTCCGAAATACTAATAATCCTGTCTACACAGCGCGAAGCTACTTCTTCGGGAGTAAAACCTCGATTTGTCGTAGTATGAACTTCTACTGCTCCCGCAGACATTGTTAAACCGTTTGTGATCATGTTTTCTCCCGTATAACCATGCCTGTACGATACTCATCGGTGACTTCTTTAGCCTCACCGTATTGTTTAAGTGCAACTAATGATTCCGCATAACGCTGTTCATATTCTTGCATCAGACCCGGATCGCCTTTCATGTAAACATAAGCTTCTATTAAGCATCCGTACAATAAAGTTAATTCTGCATTTTGACTCAACCATGTTTCACCGCTACCCGCCCCCGCTGTCAAACTTGCAGGGCGATAATAGTAATGTAATTCAACAGCATAACTACTGTTTGGCGTTGGACCCAAAATAAAAGAGCTTACGTCAAAGTTGGCGTAGTAACGCGGTTCTCCCGTAACCGTGCGATCAGGGTTAAATTCTTGTATAAAGTTTACGCTTTTAAAATCTAAAAACTTTTTGTCGTTATTAGCGTCAGTAAAAGATAAAGAAAAAGGCGCAAGAAAATCAGTCGGTTGTATTAAATATTCGTCACTGGCCGTCATGTTTCCCGTGCTATTTTTACGAAACAACGTCAACTGCACCGTTTTCAATATACGTTCTTCAGCCGACCGTATAAACACGGGCAGATTAGTCACAAAAGACGTTTCGGTATTCTGCGTATAATCCTGAATTGCTGTTTTAAGTTGATCGTATGTAAACGCCATTATCTATGTCTTCTCGTTTTTTTCGCTATTTTCTTAGGTTGAGCGGAAAACTGTTTGCCAGCTTTAGTATCTTTCCTTTTTTTACGTGTTGTCGCTGCATATTCTTGTGAAGACAACGATTTTATTGCACTCTTTGGCAAATATCTTTCTCCGGTTTTTGCGCTGGGCTTGCCTGATTTTGTGCCCCACTTCTGCTTAGTCCATTTTTTCAAAGACTTTTGCGATTTTTTAAGAGCCATTAATTACGATAACCTCCACCCTTTGCCTTGTATTCTTTCGCTAACATTTGCGCTTTTCTTGCCGACCATTGGCCCGGATTACCACCCTTGCCACCCGCTTTAATTCTGTTAAACAACTGCTTACGCATACCGGGTTTAGTGTAGTTTCCGGCCTCATTAACTTTTGACTTTTTGGCTTCGCCGCCTTTGTTCATACGCAAAGGACAACCTGCCCCTAAATTTACTCGACGTTCCATAATCTTACGGCGTATTCGCCTGTCCTCCCATTCCTGAATGATTAGAACAATAATAATATAAAGTAGGCGCACCAGTAGCCACTTCGATTTCGGTGTAAGCCCCCGAAGTGCCCGGTGTGCCCGCTGTAGTCACGCCGGTGGTATATTCCGACCCGCCGCCCCATGTACCATCGCTTATTGTAGAAAAACGCAAAGGATGCGTGGGAGAGCCGTTAGAAGAGTCGGATTGATCAAACCTGTACGTGGAACCCTCGTTTAAGTTAAGAGTCGCTTGTTGTACGCCGTCTATGTAAAACTTATTACCCGAACCCGGATTAGCCACAGTTACAGTGTATGTAGTAGTTGGCGTAACGCTGACAGACCCTACGCTCGACGTAGATCCCAAACCAGTTAAAGAAACCGTCACATCGTTTAAGTTGGTGTTAACAGTAACGTCGCCTACAAATCCAAAGGCAGTAAGGTTTCTCAAGTTAGGGTCTTCAACCAAAGGAACCCCTACATAGATAGATAAAACCATTGGAGTGGTGGGTCGAGGATTTTTTAAAGCTTGCGGATCACTAATATGTTTGCGCGGATCTAATTGAGGTTGTTTCTTTTCCCATTCATCAGGACCCACTAAAGCTCCTGTCCACTCTAAGCGCATATCATTTAATTTATACACGAAGCCGGAGCGATCAGAGACGCCTAATGCGTATTTACCGGCTGCAAACTTGCTCATTAAATGGGCCTCGCATAAGCAATAGAAGGCTGAATAGTAAAGGAGGCTCTATCTCTGTCTTCTGTTGCCGCTACAATAAACTCTTCTTCATACAAGGTTTTGAGCATGGTCGTTCGATCTGGAGCAAGTTTTAACGATAAATAATAAGCTAATCCCGCTGCCAAACATGGGTAAAACCGAAAAGGTACTTCCATTGTGTTAATAAACGTATCGGCATCCTGTATCCGCGTCAGCCTGTTAAAAATAATTTTATCCGTGTTATTAGCGGGTGTAGGCCAAACTTCAAGCTGCGGTGTTATTAGCCTATTGAGAAAAAATTGATCTACTCGTCCCGTTGTTGTTTTATTCGGAATGGTTAAATAATCATCTCGACTGACGCGAGGAATAGAGTAGTCAGTGTTGTCTCGACGGATTACTGCACTTAAAAAATCAATAGTGCTTCTGACATCTTCAAAGTTGATAGCCGAGGACAATGTGGTAACCGTTCCTGTTGTTCCGCCGGTAATATTTTCTCCATTAGAAAACGTCCCTGTAGGAATAGTTATCGCAAAACTTGTTGCACTCGGAATGCTTGTAATTTGACACGTAGCTCCGCTAGTGCCTCCCGTCAAAGTTTCACCAATAGAAAAGTTGGCTGTAGCAGCCACAGCCATGTTTAAAATGCCGCCCGGATAAACCCGAATGTTAGCCGCTAAATCTATTGTTGTTTCTTTGATGGTCCACTGATTTAAGCCTCTGTTAGCCCACTCTGCTAACAAAAGATTAAGTGAGCGTTTTGCTGTTTTGAGGTCATAGCCGGTACGAACGGTGCGTCCGCACCGCTCAAACGCCTCTTCGATGTAGTCAGCTACATCAAGCTCAAAATCAGTAGAAGACGAAGTTGCCATTAGCCACGAGGCCCTCTAACTCTTTTCATTTTTTTAACTGCACCCCCGCCTCGCATTCGCACAGGAGATTTTCCTTGTGGAACTTTTTGTCCCATTGCCATGCGTTTGTGTTGAGGAGTTAAGTCAGAGGAAGAAGTAGAGGTGGTCCTGCCGCCAACAGGTCCGCCATTGCCTAAATTAACCACCCTCTTGGCTTTAGCTTTTTTCATTTTCCTGTTTCCTTTGTCCATCGTGGAAACAGCGGAATAAGCTCTCTTACCCATCGCTTTTTCTGTCCCTTTGCTTTCATCTCGACGAGACTTTAAGCTCTGGGTTTTTTTACCTTTGTTCCTTGCCCCAAGGGACTCGTCTAAACGTGCGTTGTAACCTTGTTTTTTACGTGCCATCTTTAAGCCTCCGATAATAAGTTTCACGTACTCTTAACATTTCCATCAAACCAAACTGCTGCTCATATTCTTTGTAATAGTCTGTTTTCTTTAACTTTTCTGCGGCTTCATGCAACTTGCTTAATCGTTGTATAAAAACCATTGCGTAGTCGGTATCAATTACGCCTTCAAAAACCTCGTCGGCATAAACCAATTCGTTTGGTTCATCATCTGGATGATAAGACATCAACCAAAGATCTTTGTCGATAAAAATACCTTGAGCAATCCCTTCGTTTAAACCATCCACGTAAGCGTAAAAACGCTCTCGGTCTTTCATATAATCCAAATCAACCAATATAGTCAGATCATACTTATCGTCCCAAGTTGACAATATAGTGGTTAGGTCTTGCCACGAGGGCGATCTTTTAAATCCAATACCTACACGATCCGTCTCCCAAGCGTTTTCGGCATAAGGGCACGGTGGTAAGTTACCAAAATTAGGGTTTATTTGTTCTAAAGATTCTTTAGACCAAGACCTTATTTCTTCCGTAATCGTAACTTCTATGTCTTTTACCATGCTTTACATGACCAGTATCTAGCCGTAAATTTATCTTTTGCCGTGTCACAATTATGTCTAGCTCTAAAGTTTTTGCGCCTTCCGGGCTGACTTTTCTTAATAGTCATATTGGCGTCACCGAATCGAACTAACTTTACTTCAGTTCCTTTTTTCGCCAAAACAACCGACTTTTTAGCCCCTTTGACACTTCTTTTAGGCTTGTTGTATCCCGCAAAAGTTTCGCCTCGGTATTTCAAACGCCCACTGGGTAAACGCTCTACATTCTTGGTCGTAGCCATTAGTTATAAAACACCGTAAAAGCTGCAACATCAGCGGCCAAGAAATTAACAAAAACCCCGTTGGCACACAAAATGCCCTCGTCGGGTATATCTGGATAATCCGCAGTATTTTGAGTACCCGCAGTTTGCAAAGTCATTACAGTGTCGCCATTGTTTCCATTTTTAAATGCCAACGGACCTGCGCTATTGGTATTTACAAAATAAATGCCTCTAATACGCGCCCTTCCTGCGAAAATCGTTTCCGAAACAGTGGTCCCACTACCCACCGTAACATCTCCTGTCAAAGCCGCGCTGACAGCAATCTGCGTGATAGTTTTGAACACTTTAGTAGTGCTCACAGTCGCAGATGAACCCGGACCATTTATTGTCTCAGTGACAGCGTTGCCGTTGGCATCTGTGCCAGTAAACGTAAAAGTTTTCCCTGTTTCCGAAGAACCGGCAGACGTTACTGTCGCGTTTCTTGCGGGAACAAGAGTAGCCACACCTCCGTCCGTAAGAGCGCCGTCTATGGTTAAATTAGCTGCACCACTGGTGCTTTGTGTAGTACAAACACCATCTGGATCGGCAGCGGCAATGTCGGACGACAAGACATGGGTAGAAAAAACATCTGATCCCGCCATAAGTTACTCCTTAATTTCGCCACGCAAAAGCATGGCTTTGTATGCAGCACTGCCCGGATGTGGTAATCCGGCTTTTGCCTTTGGAGCAGCAGCTTTTTTAGCAGGTGCTTTCTTAGCTGCGGCTTTCTTAGCTGGAGCTTTTTTAGTAGCCACGGTAGTGTCCTCCCAAGCTTCATTAATATCGGGAGTAGAGGGGTCATCCCCTCTAAACTTCCCGCTTTCATTTCGAGCACGTTTACGAGTTGTCGTAGCCATGCTATACACTCAAGTTGTAAGCAACACCCCGATCTTGTGCAGTTAGCACGTAATCGATGCCCATGCTTTTAGTTCCAGTACCATCTCCGCTAACCGAAATAATAGCTGGAGTTACATTCGCAGTAGGGACGTGTGTTGTATGTGTTCCCACCAGTTGCTTATCTACATAAAATTGAACTACGTCAGTTCCATTAGTAGCCTTACCTTTGGTTGCAGTAAAGCCTAATGTGACGAAAGTACCGTCAGTCATGTCGTGAGTGCTTGCCAAGACAGTTTCTGTCTCAGTGCCTCCACTTTCGGTAATTAACCGAAGCCTTGCACTGCCATCATCTAATTGAAAACCAATACGGTTAGCCGACAAAAACCCATTTTCGGGGTCAGTTGCGAAGTTTTCACACAATCCCCAGAAAGCGTCCATTTGACCCACACCAGAACCTGATGTGCTGTCTACATAAACTCTCGTTTCAAAGTAAACCATTTCACCTTGAACATTAGGAAGTCTAAATATTTCATTAGCTTGGATTGATCCGCCATCGTCATCTGTGGTGGCAGCAGAAGTAATAACCAGCACACCATTGGCTACGTCAGCCGCAATAGATACGTCTGCGCCAGCGTCTTTTACAACAGTCCAGCCAGTGTCTAATTCCATTACGAAATCGTCCCACTTAGTGCATTGATCAGGCCATACGCCTATGTTTAAATTTTCAAGCCCTTTCTGGGCTGCCGAATAAAGAATCGGGCCTTTAAAATGTGTAGCCATGTAGTGTTCTCCTGTCGTGGCTAGTGTCTATCACGGGATGCGATAGTCAGTGAACAATAGCAGTATAAACCAATAAAAAAAGGGCGACAATAATGCCGCCCTCTTTGTGTAACTCAAAAGTTACTATGCGCCCGGTGTGCCAAAGACACAACGCCAATCAGAGACGCCAAAAGCGTATCTCTCACGAGCCTTGAAACGCATATTGCCTGTATCAAAATCTCCTTCCATCGCTGTTTTAAGCGGAGTACGGTTGAAGAGTTTGAAGCCGTTAGGGCAGTCAGTTTTGACAAAATACGCATCGGCATCAGTGAAGAAGTGGTTTACCACCGCGCCTTCTGGGAGCATTCCCATTGATTTCATTGCGTTTATGTCGTTATCTGCTGAACCCGGACGTAGGTTTGAGTTAATGATCCTTTCAGCTATAAACTGAAGTTCTTTAGGAATCAATAACTTAGTTCCACGAACAGCTATTTTCAATCCTCTTTCATCAGTAAATCCAGCAATCTGAATAAGAATGTCTTCTAATGAAGTCTCATTCAAATCAGCAGGAGTTGCTAACAAGTTAGACTGATCACCTGACAAACTAGGGTGAGCCGCTGAACACAATGCTGCTCCATCACCTATTGGTGATGCAGTAGAAAAAGCGTTATTCAGTACAGTTGCACCTTTAATTTGCTTGGTTTGAGCCATAGAACGAGCCAATGCACGAGTGTATCGGGCCGCTAGACGATCATAAAGATTGTCTTCTACAGCTTCTTCTGTAATGGAGAAAGCAAGCGCAATAGTTTCCATTGTGTAACGAGCAGTATAAGTTTCCTGCGCGTCATCAAAGTTAATTGCACTACCTTCAGATTTAACCGGAGCAGTTCCGAAACCGGACAGCATAACTTCTTCTTCGAAAGCTCTATCAGAACCTTCAGATTCAAAGATCTCTGCTGCTTCGTTTTCGTACCGATCATACTCCAACCCAAATAAAGCATTTAGGCCGGGTTCTAGTTCTTTCGCTAATTGAGCGCGAGAAATAGTCATTTAGGGCCTCCTTAAATGCCTGTTGAGTCAGCAGTCGTCTGGGAATCAAACGAACGAGTTGCTGCGTTAAAGTGAGCGTTCAACCGCACTTTGAGCGGGATACCCGCCGCAGTGAAGTCATCATTTGCGTCATCATCTACGATGCCCACAATACGCAAAGGTAATGTAGCTGTCGTATTGATGTTTGCCACACTGGCTTGAGAGTTTGACTTACCTGTATCGGTAGAACCGGTACGGGCAGAAGTGCCCAAGTCTGTGTTTGCAAAGACGGCTGCTTGAGCAGTCGCTTTATCTGTCAAAGATGCATCAGAAGCACATTGGAATATCTGATTGGGGTTATCAGCAACATAAGCCATGACAGGATGATTCGTGTCAACGCTTACGCTGTTGGAACCGGGCCAATAGTTAAGCCAAACTGGTTTCTTTTGCACGGAATCGTGATACATAACTCCAGTAAGCACGCCTAATGCTTGAGTTGTACCACCTGCGGTATCACCCGCTTGGTCAATAAATCCACTGGCTAGAGGAACGACAATACCGCCGTTAAAGATAGCATTGGTGTTATTCGTTGCTATCTCATATTCCGTGATACCCGTTGAATTGGGACCACTACCCACCATACCAATAGGACGTAGACCATAGGCTGTTTCTTGGTTAGCCATAGAACTAATCTCCTAAAAGGTCACTCTTTCAGAGGACCACCAAAGTTTACACGAGATTGACGGTCAGGTTTGCTGATCGTCATTGTATTGTGAGCGTTCTCTCGCTGTAACTCTTGGTCTACCGCATCTTGCAGGTCTTTAGCGCGACCTTGATAATAATCGTTTCTTTCTTTGACGGTTTCCAAAGGTATACGAGCTAACATAAGCCCACCGACCCCGATGACACCTTCATATTTACCTGAATCAATAACCGGCGCTTCAAAGTCAGGATATTCTTCAGCACGTACCAATTCATATCCTTCTCGTAATCTTGCCGATACATTTTTTGTATCCACAAACCCACGAGCTTCTGAACGTATCCACCGGTGTTTATACCCTTCGGGCGCAGGTGGTGCATCTAAACTAGAGGAGGGTGCCCACGGCTTACGCCGTTCGGTCTTTTCTCTAGTGCTTGTAGCGCGAGGAGTTCTGGTGCCCTCAAACCCTTTTTTGTTCGTTGACATCATATTCTCCTAATTTTTCACATGCTTCGCGTATTCTTCTAGCGGCACCCCAAGTTTTTTCGCAATAGCTACTTGGCTTTGGGTGAGTTTTACTTGCTTGTTGCGTCCTCTACTTCTACTGCGGGAATTTCCGGCTACATTTTGGACGGGTTTTCTGCCGGAACCGTTATCAAACTCTGCTGGGAATTTACCCCTTATGCGAGAATCTAGCTCATCATAATAGTCATCGCTTTTCGGGTCAAATCCTTCGTTCTCTACCATTGCTTTATGTATGCCAAAAGCGGCAAAAGTCATGGCCTCATCTTTTCCAAACCATTCGTTTTTTGCAGCCCACTCCTCTGCTTTTGGATCAGGAGCCTGTTGGACAGGTTGTTCGAAAGCTTGTGGCTGCGGTGCTTGAGCTTGTTGCGCTTGTGGCTGCGGTGCGTGAGCCTGTGTTTGATCAGGAGCCTGTTGCTCTCGATTCCTTTGTACATTTTTATAGCGATCAGCAGAAACGGCTAATTCCGCTAACTTACGCTGACCTTTTATCACAGCATCCGTGTCGCCTCTATCCATTGCATCTTTTATTTGCTGCTCTGTTTGAGTTTGCTCAATATTTAAACGGTTACCATATTCCGTCATATAACCTTGATCAACCGTTTGCAGCCGACTCTTCATGCTTGCCGCTTCGGCTTGCACACTTTTTGCGTAGTTTATAGCCTCCTGCTCTCTACGTTCGGCTTCGCGCATTTTCTTGGTGAGTCTATCTATACGTTTTTTTACGTTCTTAGACACCTCATCATGCTCGTCTTCATCGTTTTCTTGAGCAACTTTGACTTCTTCTTCTTTTTTGACAGGCTCCTCTACCGCAACCTCTTCATTTTCTTTTTTTTCTTCCGAGGGCAGATTCACCGTAGTTTCTTCATATTCCTCAAAATTTAGGTCTACCTGACCGTCGTCTACCTCATGCGTATTGCTTTTTTCGTTTGCCATTGAATTGTCCTTAGAAGCTCAAAATGTCGTCTGGGTTTTGAATTGTTGCTATGACCTCATCGTCGTTTAGAACACGGACCTCGCCGCCCTCTATCTTGAAACGAGATCCAGCATAGCGCGGAAACACTATCCAATCCTTTTCTTTGCACCAAGCACCTGACGGAAACTTCTCTTTGTCGGCATAAGCCAAAGGACCCACCTTTAATACATAACCTACAACAGTTTGTATTTGGTCCTCGTCAATTGTTTGTTTGCTCAATGCAATACCGCCGCTAGTCATGCCTTTGCCCCGATAAGGCAAAATTAACAATCGCCATCCCGTGGGGTTTGGCATACGTTCTAGTAGGGTACCTTGTAACTTTGAAGGGTCTAAGACTCTTTCGTCAGGATCAACGTAAGAGCTTTCAATGGTTTGCGTGCTGGCGGATACGCCATCGGGTGTAACTATTGCGGCTTCACTCATCTATCTGCTCCTGTTTTTGTATAAGGCTCGTGAGTTCCTGTTCTACATAAAATAAAGCGTCCATTTCTCCCATCAACTTCTGATACTGCTCCATGCTTTGAACGCCGTTGTTTTCTAATATTTCTCTTACGCTTTGCTTCCTGTTTCTAATGACTTTTTGTATAGCGTCGATTAATCTAAAAACATCCATTCTTATATTTCCTTATTAAATCGGACACTATCTTATACTATTCTTTTACGATTCTCCAGATGTGCTTGTTTGATTGCGTGTTTACTTTGACCAAAATATTCTACAGCGTGATAATGCTTAATTAACTCAGCGCATAGCCATTTGTCGTATCGTTTAAAATCCCCAAGGTATCTGCCGTATTTGCCTTTTTCATGTGTTCTCAACAACACCTGAGAACCTATTGGTAAAAACTCTTGGACAAATTCTTTGGCGAGAAGTCCGTATTTTTTTTCTTCCAAATCTCTAGTGCGAGACTCCGGACAATCCACTCCGAACAGCCTAATACGCTGATTAACAACAGAAATATTCCAGCCGAGATCCACATCCACATCGATTGTATCTCCGTCGATTATTTTAAGGATAGTAGCGTTAAAGACATAAGGATCAGACATAAGTATTAGTCTTGATCATATCTGTAACTTCTAAACTTCTACCCTTAACTTGTTTAGCCCAACGCGAATCAAGAAACTCAGCGGCCGCCGCGTCGTAGTTTCCACTTTCCATATGGCCGATGGCTTTTACAAACTTCGCAAAACGAGTTCGGCCGAGATTAAAATGCATGTTGATAATACCATCACGACGCGCACCTTCTTCTAGTTCTTGAAACCAGCGATACTCTTCGCTTAACTCCTGAATAGTACGAGCAATGTCGTTAGAAAGCATAAAATCAATTTCGTCGTGAGTAATACCTACGCCTTGGTTCGGTCCTTCTGGGTGTATATTACGGCCCACACCAATGTGCCACGTACCCATAGGATCTTGATAAGCACGAGTTTTAACGCCTTCATGGCGTTTTAGTGTTTCGATTAATTTATCCATCTTATTTTCGGACACTGCTACTGGACCCGTAGAAGCTAGAGGCGGCGGATGATACAAGACCTCCGAGGTAGCCAATAACCAAGTTAGTAGTAGCAGCATCAACATCTGCTCCCATCAAAGTTACAAAAAAGCAATATATTAAGAACCCTATTAAAGAAATCAAGGCAAAAGCTTTACTTGTCCTGTCTTTACTAAAATGCCGTCGAGCGTCTTTGGCGTCTTGCGCTTCTGTTTGAAAAGCTTCCAGATCAATTTCCATTTCTCGGATTTTATCCTCGAACTCCCGATCCGCTTCCTTAACCTCGGCTACCCGATCTGGGTTCTTTTCCAGAAACTTTTCTATCTTCGCTGGGTTCTTTTCGTCAATGCCTAGTTTGTCAGCCAGTATCTTGACCGCCATGCCCGCCACCGGATTGCTAGAGGCAATCGTCTTGGTGATTGTCGGTGCAAGCGTTTTAAGTAATCCACTAAGTTTCATTGAGCAATACCCACAGTTTGATTAGGGCTTCGAGGTTTTTCACTACTTTCCCTCGGCGTCTTCCTCCACGATTTCGTCAATCGTATCGCACACATCAGGAATCCGTATTCCGGTAGTAACTTCAGTAGTTACACGGCCTACAGCACGTATGCCCTTGTAGACACCAGAGCAATACAATTCTTTGTTAGCGATCATGTCTTCAGAAACGGAGCAACTGCTCAATAGAAATAGGGTAATTAGACAGAAATGTTTCACGTGGAACGTCTCCTTTTGCGTCGGCTCTTACCGGCGGTGTTTAGCGCGATGGCTACCGCTTGTTTCTGCGGATAACCTTCGCGTTTTAGTTGCTTAACATTGCTTTTAACTGTTTTTTGACTCTTACCTTTTTTTAAGGGCATGATTCACCTACATTAACAAAAATTGGAGTTTGATCCCCGACCCAAGCGCCTATTACATTAAAATCAAAATACTCCAAGGCTTCTTCATAAGACATTCCCTGAGACTGCAAGATTTCAATACATTTTTGTCTGTCGTAAACCGCAAGAGTAGGTTGACCACAACGCTCCCCAGTGCCTATAAGAGCGTCTTCAAATCCATCTGCGAGTAAAAGTTCTTTTTCCATTAACTAATAGTAAACTTTCCGCCGCGCAACATGGCTCCCATACCCCGACACGTGCCCGTAGTAACCGTGCCTTTGCCTAAATTCTTAGGTGTAGGAATTTCTTTAAAATCACTAAAAGGTGCTTTGCCTTGATCTTGAATTACTTCAAATTTAGTGGCTGCGGGTGTTTTAGGTGGCGGAGCACCGTTAATTTTTACTGTTCTACTCATGGAGTTTCTCCTAGTTTTTCACGTAACCTCATGTTTTCACGCATATTTGATGCATTTATGCGCTGTTCAGTTTGTTTTTCCTGCGATTCTAGCCGATCGTCAAACTGACGGCTTCTTTCTTGCATTTTTTGCTCTTCTAAGCCCAGTTTTGCCTGATCATTAGCAATATCTGCCTGTGTCTTCTGGCCTTTGATGTCAATTTCTTGCTGTTTAAGCGCAATTAATGGATCAGGACCTTCTTCTGCTCCTCCACCCATGATTTGTTGACTTAATTCACGTACCGCCGTCAATTCTTGAGCTATAATCTGCGCTACGAGTGCTTCAATCTGTAACATCTGGTCCTCGGTAGCCGGTTGACCCTGATTCTGCTGCACAAACTGGATAGCCGCTTGCTCTCTAGCCTTCAATTTCACGTGTTCGAGCACGTGTTTCTGCAAGGCCACGATAACATTAGGCAGTTGCTGCACCATTCCACTCGCCATGAAGGTCAAATGCGCCAAAATATGCGCGTCATGGTCCTGTCCTTCAAACGCTTTAAGTGAGATCTCTTCTAAAGCGTCCACATTTTCTTGTGCAGGATCTTTTGGTTGCGGTTCTTCCACTTCAGGGGCTTTCAAAATACTATCAATGTCCCTAACACCCAAGGCTTCGTACATTCTTCTGAACGCTTCCTGTTGATTATGTAGCTGCGGAGCTTGCATGGCTAGTTCAAGCTGACTCTGAGCCAACGCAATACGCTGCGCTTGGGAAAAGATGTTGGGATTAGACACCGGAATCACGTCTATCCTGTCGTCAAAGTCTGACGCCATGATGGTTTGCTCACCACCCGCCACCGAATACGGATATTCCTGCGGCAAAGACTCGTGCATTACCCTTGCCAGAATCTTAAACTCCTTACGCATGGCATAGTGCAAGCGTTTATGCACCGCACTCATTACCCGTGCGCCCTGCTCCAACATAGCGACCGTCGTGCCCACCGCCGCGCTCTGGTTACCATCACCCACTTTCATATCGGTAATCGTAGCAAACCTTTGCGCCGCATCGACCACAAAGCCCAGTAACTGAAACAAAGTCGTATCAGGACCTTTAAACGGCAACGCCATCAAGCTGTCCCGGATTGCACCACCGGGCGCGTCAACATCTCGGAACTCACCGGGCTGTAACGGATCAGCGTCGTCCCTGACCCGTAAACCACGGGCCTTGAAACCCGCCGGTAAGTTAGACAAAGTGCCCGCATCAATAAGCTGACGTAACGCGGCAGTAGCAGTCCGCGATAAACCGCCTATTGTATGTATCAGTCCTAGGCCATAAAAACCGAAACCGGGCAGAAACTTGTAATGCACAAAATAAGCAATCTTCTCTTTCTTGGGATCGTCCTCGGCATAGTTACGTCGGATAGACAGCACCGTGCCTTTCTCCTCGCTAATCGTTACGATGTAAGGAAGCTTGATACCAGTAGGCTCGTTGGCATCATCCATGTCTTCAAAGCCTTCCAAATCAAGTTCTACATGAAACTCCAACAAGTTTACGTCGTAGTTAACCGTGCTCGACGGGTCCACGCCCTCTATCTTGTTGATTTCTTTCTGAACTTCGTTATCGTCGGCTTGCTGTGGCTCAAGCTCCACGTCACGGTAAAATCCTGCAAGTTGTTGTTTTCTAAGGTCATTAGCTGACATAGGCACAACGTGCGTAATGATCGGACACGTCTCAAGGTTAGACGTTTCATACGGAACCACTAAATGCTCCGCCGGAACAAAGGTACTGACAGGACGCTCTAACGCAGCATCGTAGTACACTTTCTTAAACGTAGACCCGGCTAAAGGTAAATAAAACAACATCTGATCAAACTCAGGAGTGTATTCCTCCATAATGTCCGTCAGATAAAAATTCATAAACTGCTTAACCCGTTGAGCTTGCTGTTCTTTTTCTTTGGTCAACGCACCCATGATGGTAGTGCGAACAGGACCTTCTGGCGGCAAAAGCTCGTTGTAAGCCTGTGCCTGAAACTGGGTTGCTGCTTCAGCAAGTAACGGATGCGTTACACCCGTGGCTCCGCGAAACGGCTGAGTTCGTTCTTCATAGTGAAAACCTAAGAGCTTGAGTCCCTCGGAGTAAGTATCCATCCACTCTTTGCGGGTTTCCTTATTCCCTTCATACTGTCCCTGCAAATCATTAGACAAGGTTCCTAGCACTACTTCGTCCATGTCTTCGGCTAAATTGCGGTAAAAATCACCCTCATCCACCATCCTTTCTTCTCGGGGATCAAAGTCAACCAACACACCGCCATCGTCAGTATCACTAATCTCTACTTCCGACATTAGCTCTTCAATGTTTAAACCTGTTGTATTAGGAGCGCCAATCTCAACATCGTCCATGATTTCTATGTCAACAGTCTTTTCAACCATTGGCGTGATGCCTTCACCATTAGCCATCTACTTTCTCCTCGCCATAATGCGATCTAGTGAGTCCGCCATCTCTGGACTCATATTCTTGGCTTGCATACTGCCTATCCCTGCTTGGGCCATGAGCCGTGATCCGACAGCCGCGTCTCGCGAGTCTTCGACCTCGCCTCCGTGGGCAAAACCCAAGGCTCCCAAATCAATTCCTAAAGTGTCTGCTTGCGCTCTTACGTCGTCTTCGCTCATATCAAAAGCCGCCCCGGCATCTGCCAAGCTCATACCCTGACGCCTCGCGTAGTCCAGACCACGCATCGCGGCTTCCTGCTCAGTATAGGGACCCGTCCCTATAGCAGCATCCTGTGTATTAAGAAACTGCAAGGCGGCTTGTTTTCCCGCTAAATCAGGTTCAAACCCTGCTGTTAGTGTCTCTAAATCCATAGGAGGCGTAGTTCCTGCCCCATAGATAGGGGAATAGTTGTCCACTCCAGTGGTGAGCATTCCAATAGGAGTTTTGGTTCCATATCCAAACTGATCCACCGCTTCCAACACATCAGTGGCCCCGACGTCAGGGGAAATACCAAAAGTGGGCTGTTGTCCAAGAACCGGCTTTACTGCTTCGGCAATCTCTTCGGCAGTAATCCCGCCGACGGACGCCGCATAGTCACCTATTCTCTGAGCAGCAATGTCTTTAGTCTGCGAAGTGTTAAACAAATTTTGTATGACCTCGGCGCGGGTGGGAGTAGGATCAGGAGGATCAATCGTAGGAGGCGTAGGTGGCGTTACCGTAGTAATAGGTCCCTTAGTCACCGTGTTTCCCTGAGTCCCCAAAACATTGGGATCTATTGTGCTTATAGGATTAGCCGCGACACCGGGGTCTACCATGTTCAACGTGTCGGCGCTGCTGGCTACGATGTTGCCCGTAGTTGGCTGCGTTCCAACAGTCGCGGTCCCTGTGCCGTCAGCGTTGATACCCATGCCCGTGCTCGGCAAAATGGCTGAAATATCTAGCTCCCCAATAGTGGGTCCCGAAGGCGAAGCCGCTGCCGTGCCCATCGTAATTCCTGTAGTCGGGTTACCCTGCGCGTCGATTCCTTTAGTGACCACGGGGACCCCACGGTTAATCGTGCGCTCTGGAAAATTAATTCGATCAAACATGGTCGTGCCAAGCTTGTCCGCTACCGTAAACGCCGGAGTATCCTGCGTGACCCGCGCTACCTGCCTGTCTCTGGGCAAAAAAGCATCTAACTGTGTTACTAATTGATCCGGGGTCGGTGCAGCAAAGTCCGTGGCTACCCGCACGTCCTCCAAAGTCACATCCGCTGGCGTAAAGCTAGAATCTGGCTTGGTTGCAAAAACACTCTTACCGCCTCGCGCTTCATAGGCCGCTTCTGAATCAGGATCGTAATCCCTGAACGCCGAACGTATTACGACGCCGTAATCCTCAGAATTTGGAAACAAATAATCTTTATCCGTAAAATCGTAAGTGTAATACTGGGCTGTCGCTTGAGCGGGAGTCAGTCCCACCGCTTTGGCAAAGTCTTCTTCGCTAAACGTAATCTCATCGTTTTCGCGCATCAGTTTCACTAACTCAGCGCGGGCCTGTTCTCGGGCCGCTGTCAAAGCGTCACCTTGCAGTCCCCTGCTCTCAAGCTTGGCGTCTAAACCATCTAGTTCTGCCTGTATTTGTGCAAGGGTCAGAGTAACCGGTCCGCCAGAAAAGCCGCTTCCTCCGAGATCCTCACCTTCTAAACGATTATGAATTTTGTACTCAAAGAACTTGTTAAGCTTCATAGTGATTAGCCATAATACTGTATCTCTGTAGGTTCAGGAGTGTCCCAATCGTCCGAAGGCAACTGTACAAAGTTACCCTGTCGATAACGCATCAACGCTTGTGTCGTGCTATCCACCAAGTCGTCATACTCCCCATTTGGAAATGCCGCACACTCTTCGATTAGCTCCTCGGCCCATGTTGCTTCGGGTGCCCAGATCATCCCACTTTCAAATAACGGAGCCACACTGTGTACACGCGATACTTTATCATTACCCCTAGAAGGCGTAAAGTTTACAACAGGGATTCCCATGCTTCTTAACTCATGTGTCAAAGGAACTCCCGTGGCTTTTGCTTCTATAATTACTGTTTCGGGGTCCCAAAATTTATACAAATCAAACGCCACCTGTTTCAGTTCAGGAAAATCCCAACGTCCTTTCTGCGAATCCAACAATATTAAATTAGGGGTCCCTGACTCATTGGGATAGAACACACCCCACGTAGTTATTGCACTGAAGTCCGCCGTCTCCTTTTTAGTAAACGCCGTATCGTAACTTTGTATCACATACTCCAGAGCAGGAACCTGTTTCTTTTCCCAAAGGTTCCACCACTCCCGTTTCAAAATAGACGTTTCATCGCCGGTCGGATTCTGCTGATACTGCGCGTTCCACTTGGAAACAGGAATAGACGCCTTGACCGCCGTCAAATCCTCGTTGCTCCAGTACTCCGGCCAACACGCATCCCCGGAAGGAAGCTCCATCGGGAACTCCACAATTTCCCACTGGTCGGCCAAAGGGTCGCGGGCCATGCTACGTGTTAACTGACCTGTCAGATCCTTCTCGGACCACCGGGTCATTACGACAATTATCGCGCCTCCCGGTTGAAGACGTTGACGCGGGCCACCTGTGTACCAATCCCACGCATCATCGAAACCAGTATTAGACATAGCTGTTTGCTCAGAATGAGGATCATCAATAATACACAAGTCAGCACCGCGACCTGCAAGATTAGACCCCACCCCAACAGCATAATACATGCCTCCACGGGCTGTATCCCAGCGACCCGAAGCTTTTGAATCAACTGCAAGTTTTGCATCAGGAAATATCTCCAAGTATTCATCTCGCTCCAATAAATTTTTTACTTTGCGGCCAAAGCCCACAGCAAGTTCCGTGGTGTGTGTGGCTTGGATAATCTTCATGGCAGGATTCTTTCCTATCATCCATGCAGGAAACAGGTAACTAGCGAACTCCGATTTCGTGTGACGAGGCGGCATATTGATGATCAAGCGTTTTAGCTCACCTTTTGCAACGCGCTCTAGTTTGTCAGCTATGATTTTGTGATGACGCCCTGTAATGAACTCAGGCCACATAGAACGAACGAAAGGAATAAACCCCTCGTGACATGCGTCTATGCGATCAAGTTGCGCTAACCGAAGCTCAAGCTTCAGAATCTGGTCTTCTGTGTCACTTGTCGGGTTTGCCATTCTTGCCCCTATTTTATGAGATCGTGTAAGACTTTATCGACGACGATTATACCCTCTATTTAAACACAAAACTCATTATTTTTTTTGCGTAATTGTTCGTGAGAAACATGCTCTAGCACCTCGGCACAGGGA